TTACGCATTGTTGGGACGACTTTCTGGTCTGACGGAGGAGGCCATTTCCGCTGCGGCGGAGTCCTTTCGCAGTAACTAGAAATGGCGTCCCGATCAATCAACATGGCATCAAAGACCCAGTTAACACGGGTATTCAGTATTCTCTTGCATATGAGGAGTGGGAAGCGTGCGTAGCTGCTGGACTGGACTTGGAGAGATGGGATGATGGCGGTTATCAAGTTCACTTTATGGCAAAGGTCGTAGCGCGATACAGGCTAATGAACTACATCAGCTTGAACCAGCAGGACGCCATAGCGCGTAAGGCTGCTCGGAAGAAGTAAAAGTTGGTAGAGGGATTTGAAACGCGATGCTTCCTTCTTCGGCTTTACGGTGACAAGAACGGCAGAATGTGATGAGATTGGATAGACGGTTGGCTTCTATGTATCTTTCAATGCCAAAGTCGCGGAATGGAATAATGTGATGAACATCCAATTCACGCGCATAGTGATCCTCGTGAATTCCACAATGCTGGCACTTGAATCCATCTCGCGTTCTAGCTTTTTCACGCTGCTCAAGCCAGTTAGGACCGTGAAAAATCGGCTCGCATCCACCGAGCCAATTTCGATTGTTCTCACCCGTCATTCTTTCCCGTCGCCAGTCGGAGAGGCATTCTTCACTACAAAATTGCTTGGATCTTTTTGCTCGCCATGGAACTTGCTCAAATATCTTTCCGCAGGTGTGGCAATGTACTTCAACTCGCTTGGACGCAGGATGGTTAGTGCCCAGGCAGTTGACAGACTGCCACTTGCCATGACACGCAACATCACAAAAGAAGTTCTTGGTTCCTATATCAACAAAGTATTTGGTTTTGAGAAGTTGTTTGCCGCACATAGAACATCTTACAGACACTTTAGTGTAGCGAGGATGACTGCTTCCACGAATATTTTTGGATTGATGTTTAGCTCTGCACGCAAGGCTGCAATGCTTGCGTTTCTTTGCTTCGGAAGGGGTAACGGAGAATATTTTGCCGCAGATTGCGCAGGGTTTATCTACACGCATTTTGGGAACGGTGCTTCTTCGATACGCACCCGCGCACTTCTTGGAACAAAATTTGGCTTTATTAGCTCTGTACGGTATTACGTAAAAGTCGGTTTTGCAAAACTTGCATACAAGAAGAACACTTTTGCCCATAGCAGCATTCTCCAAAAAGGAACCCCCTCCCGGTTATGGCGGTTGTTTGTTCGGACAGCCGCGCTTTTGACCGGTTGGGGGCTAGTAATGCAAAAACCGCCTACGCAATTGACTGTCCGAACATCATTATTGTATCGGATGGCGGGGAGTTTGTCAAATGGCTAATTTCACCCCAGTGGGGGTACAGGCCATGGTGCGCGGCTACTCAACCTTCCAGAGCCAGATGGGGGCTATGGACAAGTCCATCCAAGGGCTTGGCGACACTGGTGAATCTGCGTCTGGTGGACTGAAGAAATTCGGACTTGCTGTTGCCGCCGCCGCTCTTGCTGCTGCCACGGCTGCTGCTGGAATTGCTGTTGCCGCCACAAAAGTCGCCACTGACTGGGAAGACGCCTTTGCGGATGTCGTCCGAACGACGAATGACTTGGGAGATGAGTTCGGAACTCTAACCCCTCTTGGTGAAGAAGTATTGCGCGGGTTGCGCGACATTGCGCTGCAAATCCCCGTTTCGATGGACACATTGACCGACGTTGCTGCCATCGCTGGCAAGATGAACATAGCGGAAAAAGACATTGTGGCATTCACCGAGGTAATGGTTCGTATGGCTGACGTTACGGACTTGAGTGCTACACAAGCGTCCGCTGCATTGGCTCAGTTTGCCGCCATTATGGGAACGTCTGGTCCCGATATTGAGCGACTGGCATCCACTATCGTTGCCTTGGGTAACTCATTCCCGCCGTCCGAGGCTGCGATTGTAAGGATGATCCCGCGACTGGCGTTCTTGGGCAAGCAGGCTGGATTGTCCGAAGTGGACGTGCTTGCATTAGCTACGGCAGCACAAACATTAGGCTTCCGATCTGAGGCTGCTTCAACAGCGTTTGTTCGTGCGTTTCTAAAGATGGGGAATGCAGTAGCGTCTGGAAACGATGATTTAGCAGTATTCGCCAAAGCATCCCAGATGACCGTGGAAGAATTTGTCAGACTTTTCAAGACAGATGCTATTGGCGCTTACATGGCTTTTGTTGCTGGATTAGGTGAGCAGACAGCAATGGCAGATGGCTATCTACACAAATTGGGGTTAGCTAGTGCCCGTTACGAGATGGTTACACTGGGTCTTGCTGCGAGCCAAGACGTGCTCATTGATGCGTGGCAAGTAGCTAATAGAGCCTGGAAAGAAAATACAGCTCTGGCGGTTGAGTCCCAGAGAAAGTACGGAACCTTAGCCAAGGCGCTCGATAGACTAGGGAACATAGGTCAAGATGTGTTGGGCAGTATTGGCATCCCTTTCAGAGAGATGCTGAAGGGGTGGCTTGCGGATATTATCCCTGTTGCCGAAGCGTTTGCAAAGGACCTTCCAGATGCTATTGAGCAACACCTTATCCCCAGACTGGCAGAGTTCAATCGAATAGTAAGAGAGGACATTGTTCCGTGGCTCAAAAATATGTGGGAGTGGATAAAGAATAGTCTCGTCCCAGCCTTAGAAAGTTTTGGAAAAGCGATTGGCAACTTAATTAACTTCATCAAACCACTTATTGATACTATCAAGGGATTCCGTGGCGAATCAATTCTTCTTGGATTGATTATGGCGAGGCTGATAGTTCTTGCTGTAGACCTTTATTTGGCGTTTGGTGAACTCAAAGCTCTCATGGCACTTATGGGAGGTGTGTCTGGTGTGGTTTCCGGTGGGTTGGTAGGAATAAAAGCTGCTCTAGTTGGGTTGGCTAGCTCAACCGTGGTATGGACCGCTGCGGTTGTTGCTCTAATTGCCGTTATTGATCGTCTAAAAACAGCGTTTGACAACATTGATGAAGCCATTGGACGAGCGCACGGAAATTTGGACCGTTGGGTTAGCGCGACCACCAAAATGATTAGCGATGGAACTTCTCTTTCATCTGTTATCACCACAATGGCTTCGGCTACAAATAAAGCTGCTGATGCGTGGGATAATATGAACCTTGCACAGCAGGCTTTCGTAAAAGTCTTTGGCAAGACAAGTGATTACACTGACATTATGGAGAAGCGTCAGAGAGAGGTTCAGATCATCCTTCTCAAAAACACTACTTCGTGGAAGGAGTACACCCAGGCTGTATATGACTACAATAGCCAAGTAAAAGATGCGAGTTTGATGATCCCCCAATTAACTAGGGCGCAGCGAGAGGCGCTTTTGGCGGTTCGTGATTGGATTGAAGCTCAATATGAGGAAATCAAGGCGAAACGTGAATCAATTGGGGTGACAGAAGAAGCAATTCACGCTTGGAATAATTTCAGGGGAGTAGAAGGCGCTTTAATTCACACCCATTATGAGCTTACTGGCGCAACAGAACAACTGGACAGTGCGCTCGAAGATGCAATGGAAGCGACCAACATCTTTAAGACTGCTTCAGAAGAGCTTCAAAAGGCAGAACAGGCTGGAATCATTACAACAGCCGAACGCATTGCTATGGAGCAGGGGTTGCAGCTTGCGCTGGGATTGACCTCTCAGGCTGCAATAAATGCAATAGGCAATATTAAATTGTTAACCATAGCAATGATGAATGGTGTCCTTACAGCCCAACAATTCGTTGCTACTCTTAATGCACTTGCTGGCGGCAGTGCTCAGCTTGACCCCAACATAAGGAATCTGGCTAAAGTTACAGGCGGATTGAAGGATGTAACAGAAGAAACAACCGCAGCGACAAATGCGGCGGGGGGAGCTGGAAGAAGCTACGCGGATGTACTACGCGAGCAGCGACAGGCGTTGCAAGATGTCATCATTGGGCACCTTGAGTTGGCGGAACGGCTTGTTGACCCAGAAGCGACGACGATTGCTCGCATTGGCATTGAGGACTTGCGGCAAGCCTACGAGAAAGGTCAGATTACATTTGAGGACTATGCAACTGGACTAGAGCAAATTCAGGACAGTTTCGGATTAGTGACGCCAGAAAGCAGGAAGCTCGCTAACAACATCGGCAGGCTCAAGGTGGCGATGAGTAAGGGGTTCATCAAAGCCGAGGATTACGACGACATCCTGATGGAGATATTCAAGCGCACGCAAGAGGGTACGCTTGATATAGCTGCACTGTTCGAGGAATTTGGGATAGCACCAGAAGCTATTGACCCAGCAGGTGAAGCAGTTGACGAGTTCGGCAATAAGCTGGAAGAGACGCCGATTGAGGAAGCAAAACGGAAGCTAATGGAGCTTCCGACGACACTGGATACTGTTCAGGCGGCTTATTCCACCGCTGGACCGGCGATGGTGAACAGCTTTGCGGCGGGGTTTTTCCCAGCGATGGACGCTCTGATCGCACAAATGAGGGCAAAGTGGCAAGAGGCAGCGGATTTGGTTCATCGGTCTGAACCTAAAGACCCAACATCACCGTTGCGAGGTATGGAAAAAAGCGGGGCACTGTTGGTAGAGACATATGCAAAGGGGGTTAATAGAGCTGGTCCTAATCTCATCGACGCATTCAGTGGCATATTCGAGACGATCATTGGAGATATATCTGACGGCAGCCGTATCATTGGAGAGGGATTCAAGGATATTGGCGACGACTTTGACGATATGATTGATAGGATCATAGACCTGCTCCCCGACTTCACCGCTTTGATTGACAAGATTGCTGGTGATATGGAAGCATTGTTTGACGCCGCAAGTGTCTTTGGAGCATTTGGCGAAGCAGCCGCCGATATGTACGAGGAGCAGTTCCTTGACCCGCTTAAAGAGGAACTGGAAGAAGTGGACGAATTGCTTGAAGACCTTACACCTCCAGAGGGTATGAGCTTCAAGGATTGGTGGACTGGTGGGTGGTTTCAGTCAGGAGCGCGAGACAGGGATGCGCTGTTAGAGAGACGAGCAGAGCTTGTAGAAGAAATAGCAGCTAACGAAGAAAGAATCCTTAAACTACAGGAGAAACAACAGCAGCTTGACTTTTTGCAGACTCAGTTTGATTTACTAGAGCTGATTAAGGAGCACGGACTGGATGCGTCCGAGATATTGGGGGGCTTGAAACTGGGTGTTGATGCTGACCTAGCGGCTGTCATTGCCGCAATGGTTAAAGCGATGAGTCAGATAGTCGATAAGGTAAATGAGGAACTGCAAATCTCGTCTCCTTCCGCTGTGTTCGCCAAGATTGGCGAGAACATGATGGCGGGACTTGTCGCGGGATGGGTTGCTGGGGCTGACAAAGCGCAGGGGATAATGGGCGCATCGTTGGTTCCCGCACCAGTATCAATGGCTCCAGTTAGTGGCGGAGCAGGCAATGTTAGCAACTCGCAGGACATTCGATTTGACACGACTATTAACAACGGAATGGACGCTGCGCAGTTTGAACAGAGGGTGTTGCGAGTTGTGCGAGGTGATATGGTATGAGCGAGCCAATACTTGAGATAACGGATGGCACAACCACAATCAGTCTCATTCCCAAGGGCGGAAACGCGATCCATCTAAACAACTGGCGTCCCGCTCTAGCTAAGTTCAAGGGTGGGGGCACCTGGCAGCAATCGTCCATGTCGGACGGAAGACGACTGGTTCAATACCAGTGGACTAACATCATCGAGACGTTTGACTTGAAGATAGTCAGTCTGGACGCTGACGCGATTGCAAGAGAGACACAGAACTTGCGAAGGCTTTTAATCCAAGCAGCGGATTATTGGGTGGGAGAAGTAGAAGCGGACGCAGTATGGTTGAAAGTGAAAGCTGACCAAGAGACAAATGCCCGTTATGCGCTCATATATTCGTGGTCTATTCCGGACGATGAGAATCCGTTCTCGCAGCCATTCTTGCAACCATTGGGAGAGCCAGTATTCAATAACTGGACGCTGACGCTTGAGCGTGGACACTGGCAAGAGTTTGAGCCAGGAGAGAGTGAATGCGTTGAGGTGTCTGGGTTAAAACCGATTAGGCAAAGAGTTTTTTATCCGACCCAGAGTACCGATGACACTTGGGTGTCTCACGGACTTTCGTTAATCAACAACGCTTACACAGAGCTATTGGCTGGAAACGCGCCTGCTGGGGGGGTTGATGATATGGAAACCGGTATTCGTTTTCGCTCTTTGAACATTCCGCTAGGAGCGACAATTGAGGAAGCGTTTGTTAGATTGGTCAATAGCAGAGACATTGTTGCAGCCTCTATGCCAAGCAGCTTGATAATAACGGGGCACAGAAATCCAACGCCGGGAGCATTCTCTACATATGCCGACTTTACGGGAAGGGCAAAAACAACGGCCTCAGAAGAGTGGAACAACTTGCCTGCGCAAGTGGAAGGTGAAACGATAGACACGCCAGATATAGCTGCTGTTGTCCAAGAAATCATAGACTTGGCCACTTGGGCTTCAGGCGGCAACCTTGTTATATTTATTGACAATAATGGCTCGTCCGACCGAGGAACAGTCTGGGCTTCTTGGGACAATGTAACTTACGACGAGGCAGAACTTCATGTAAGATGGTCAGCCTTCGGGTTCGGGAGAGAGGAAACTTGCGAAAACGAAGTGTTTGTTGCTAATTATCAAGGAATGGCGTATTTAACCAACGTTCACGTCGATAACGGTGGCGTGATAGGCACGGGTGTGGGTGCCAATTTACTAGATGCTGCACTTCCTTATGATTTATTGCCTGCTGTCCCAGTAGCGAACGACGCTGTGTATTTTGGGATAGACACAACCATGGCAGATAGCGGACCATTCTCAAACATCGTCTTTGATCTAGGAGATGTATTTGCTGGAGCGACTGCAACTGGCGTCTGGGAAGTATGGACGGGAGCAGCGTGGAATGGAATAGCGGCTACGATGACCGACGAAACAGACGGACTCACCGTCACTGGCGTCAACAGTATTTCATATGATGATCCTGGCACGCCAGCTTTTTGGACAACGTGTGACCTAAACGCGGTTTTGGGATACGGTCCAGCAATCACTGGATACTGGATGCGTTTCCGCGTTACTGGGGCAGCAGCAATAACTTCTGTTCCAGAACAACAGAACCGCCATCCTTATGTGACACTGTGGAATTGGGTTGATATTGCAGCAGATCAAATAGAAGGGGATATTTCAGCTCTTGCAAGGCACTTTGTCTATAATCGCTCATACAGATACTTGGGTCCAAGTCTTGAAGTTGATAGAGTGATAATGGGGCTGAGACGCTATGATAGGGGAGAAGATTTTGCTTCATATATCAACCTGGCTGACGAGCAGAATCACAGTGACATTACTGTTTCCGTCAGGGGCGCATCCAGTGCTGCTTTTGCCAGTAGGGTTGATTTCCCGACTGGCAGATACATTCTGTATAATCCTGGTGGGGTAGAGGCGCTAAACGAAATCTTCTACATTGAGATTGATGAGGATTTGACACAGCAATACTTTGGACTTTTCCACGTTTTCTGTATTTATAAGCCAATAGCTGCAATAGATGGGATGAGGGTTCGACTATCTATTGAATCCACGTCGGGCGGAGTTGTTCCTGGTGTTCAGACATATCTTTCCGATCTGGTATCTATTGATGATGATCCACTTCTTGACTTGGGACAGATTGAAATATCTCCAGGGATATTACAATCTGAGGATTATTCATTGCTTTTTATTATGAGTGCCCAGTCAACAGAAGCGGCTCCAGGGCAAGCTGGTTTCTACGGATTGGTTCTCATTCCAGTTGACGAGTGGAGTCTCGATGCAGTAAATTACACCGATAACGACTTTTCCAGATTGAGCAAAGATACAAGTGGCAATCCTATCTACCTTGACGTTGACAGCATTGCGAATCCACGACGCTTTGTTCGGACGATATTAAAAGCATCTGTTGATGGCGACCCCATGCCAGGTCAGTGGAGTGCTCGTGCTGGACAAGCAGCTTTCTTTCTTCCGAATGTTCGCCAGCGCATGCACTTTCTTACAGCGCAACAGGATGGCGCTATTTACAACTGGAACGCTGATCATAGATTCTTGTCATCTGTTCAATCATTTAAGTGTAATCGCTATCTTGGTATGCGGGGCAATAGATGAGCCTAGAAAACTCTGCTCTGTGTATTGTGGCAAGCGCAAATCTTGCGACTTCTGGTGCCTGGAGCGAGACTGTATTTGAGGCGTGGAACAAGAAGATAGTTCGTTCTGCGTTTGGGGGTTATGAATCGTGCGACTTTCACCTACGCGGCAAGCGGTTCGTCGAAGAATGGCTTGATACTGGATTGGGGCGGCACATTGAGGTGTTCTCACCAGGATTATCGCAGGTATTTGAAGGATTCGCTAATGTCGTACAGGCTAATATAGGTGGGTTGACGATAACACGAGGACCATTCATCAACATCGGGAACAAGGTATGCACCGAGTATTCTACGATTGATTGGTCTAGTGGAGATCCAGTTTATGGCGCAAGGCGGTTCACCGATTGGGCTGAAGACACGACTAGCCAGAAAAAATACGGTGTTCTTCACAGAGTAGTTTCAACTGCCGGTTGCAATGAGACAAGAGCAGAACAAATACGTGATATTGCGATAGGCGAAGTGAAAGAGCCGGAAACAAGCGAAACGACTAACATTGATTCCAGCAGTATCTCCTCTGTAACAATCCAGTGTTTGGGATATATCCACTGGTTGAAAACCTACACCGTTGACTTGACTACAGAAGGAGAGCAGAATGCCAGTGATAAATTAGAAGCGGTGCTGGACGATGAGCCGAATGGTATATTTAGCACAGACTACAGCAGAATAGACTCCAACACAAGCCAGGTAGGTGCAGAGGATAGAGACAGACGACAGGCATATACAGTCGCAAAAGCTCTGACCGCATTGGGTGGTACGGCTCTGAACCGATGGGTGCTAAAGTTCATTAAGAACAGGCAAGTGGTATTCTCAGCTATGCCCACGACAGCCAAGTACGAGAGGAACCTCTTTAGCCCATCACAGAACGTGGGGCTATATGGGTCTGGAACGAGAGTGATGCCTTGGCAGGTAGAAGCTGGACAGTGGTTGTTTCACGGGGGGGAATTGGCTCCACGTAGCTCGTCAAGTGATTTCAGAACTGACCCCCGCTATGTCTTCATTGAGCAAGCTACATACCGTGAGCCGTGGCAGTTGGCTCTTGTTGGATCGAGAAGCGGAAAATTGAAGCAATTGCTTAACCAGTTTGGAGTAGGGGGATACCATCCGTGATAGGCGACTCTCCACTTTGGCACTACAGACCAGATGAACTCTATGACTTGATGGCAGTGAACTTCCCCCGCCGCAACGAGTCCAGTTTTGCTTGGAAGTCCGCTTGCTCACAGTTCCAAGCACTCACCGGCCTGCGCGGGTTTTGGCCGACTAGTAGCTCCGATGAAAACGGCGACTGCTACGACATTAGTGGGCAGGGACGTACTCTTACATACCACGGCAATGCACGGTACAACACTTATGGGCTTGCTCCGGGTATTTACCTTGACGGGGTTGGGGCTTACTTGTCTCGTGCTGATGAGGCGGGGTTGGACATAACTGGAAATGAAGGGCCAATAGCAGCCGCAATGCGGGGTCTCACGATGGGCGGATGGTACAGGTTCAGCAACGCTGCTGCTGCTACTGAATATATGCTTTCAAAGTGGGACGTAGTTGGGAATCAGAGATCCTACGCCCTGCTCCGTAACTGGGCCGGTGCTATCTCGTTTGGCCTTTCCAGTACCGGAGCGGATGCAGCAACATCGGTGACAACTGGAAAACCAGCGGCGGGGGAGTGGTTCTTTGCAGCGGGGCGATTTGATAATTCTGGTAATGAACAAAAGACTTGGTATAATGCTGAAACAGCCACCGCGGCCAACAACAATTTGATACATGCTGGCACGGCGGATTTTAATATGGGCGCAAAACACAATGGCAGCGATTCGATGACTGGTAGACTCTCGCTTCAATTCCTCTGTGCTGCCGCACTATCCGATTCCGTTATCTTCTCCATCTTCGAGCAGTCCCGCTCACTCTTCGGTGTGTAGCTATTCCCAATTGGGGATGAACCCCTTAACGTCCTTTGCTAGTGCTCGATACGCATCTTTGTCGATAACAATCAACTTAACGTCCGGGTAGTATTTCCTCATCCGCTTGATCTTTGTCTTGGATTTGGCGTCCATCCACCCTTTGATCTCGTGGTACTCGTAGTGGTTGGAATTGGTGAGTATCTTGAAGTCGGGGAGGTAGAACCTCGTGCCGCGCTTGATCCCCTTGAACTCGAACTCGTCTGGCTCGTACTCCCAGGACTGAATCTCCCCGATGGAAACGAGCCAGTTGAGATAGCGAGCGTAGTTGGCTTCCCACGCCGACCGAAAGAAGATGTCCCCCAAGTCAGCGCTTTTCCCAGTCTTACTCCCCCGTTTCGTCACCGTTCACCCACGGTAGGTTAGGCTGCTCTTTGTTATTGCTGGCTGCAAGTCGTGACGTTATTATCAGGTCCATCACCGGCTTGAACGCTTTGGCTATATCGTCTGGCATTTCACTATCGACATACTTTATCTTTGGGTTGGCAAACATCTCCATCGTATCAGCGCATATTGCAAAACCCTGCCTCATCCCATCCCACAGGATTTGGATAGGCGCTGCCTGAACTCCTGTATTGGTACTGAGCTTGCCAAACGTCTCCGAGAACATCCTGAACAAGACAGATGCCGCCTTGCACTTCTGCGTTTTTGTTTGCTCCGATTGTGCAACTTTCGGTTCAACACGACCGAACTTCTCTGTCTGTTCTGGTTCCGTCAGCCCCGCTTCTTCTATCGCTTTATCCACCTAGACGCGCTCCAATCACCCACACCCACGCGCAAGCTGTGAGCAGCCCGCTGATGACTGCGCCGTAGAAGACGATGTTCGTCACCCGATTGTCCGCACTTGCATCCCGAACTTGCTCGAATACCGCGTATCCGTTTGTCTCGGTATCACTCTTGCGTTTCATCCGTTCTCCTTGTTTGTTGCATCTGTTAAAACTTCCATTGAGAGGGAGTTGAGTAGAGAGAATAGCCCCATGTACTATGAAGCTATTCTGACAACAAGCTGACTTCCACCGGTCGGTCGTCTCGCTTTGTTCGAATCGGACGTGTCCAATTGGACGAATCCGTACAGGCTCAAGGGTGCCCAGGTCTGGAATTTCTTTACCACCCGATTGTTACCAATCTTTGCCTGCAAGCCCTGCTTTCGCACCAGGACGGGGACAGTTAAACTGGAATCTGGGTTTCTTCCTACGTCTTGTTGAGCGGTTCTGACTCCGCTTACATTCTTGATGTCGATGACTATGTGTTGTCGTACTGGAAGAACGAAACGACAAGCTGTAGGGCATAGTGCTGAATGTAGTTCTCAGCAAAAAGAAAAAACCCCTTTGTACGGTCCCCGATCTCTGGACCGGGCTTTTACACCCAGATCGAGAAACCGTACAAAAGGGTCTTTCCGATCTTGACGGTCCAGGATCAAGGACACCTATACTATACAACTTTTTCCCCATCTTGTCAATACCCAATTTTCGTCTCCGCTACTTGTAGAGGCTGGGCCGGTGGTCGCACAATAATG